GTATAGTCTGCAAGTTCTTGATACTTTTCACCGATAAATTTCTCTATCGTATCATTACAAATAGTATCAAGAAACTTTACAGGGTCTTTCGGTTTCAACTTGTCAACTAATTTTTCAAATGTAATATAAACAGAATCCGTATCAGAGGCGAGTATGTAATCTTCATCTTCAGTTTCTAATAACTCATTTAAATACTTATTCAATGCAACCTCAATCCATCTGATGGAAAGTTGTCCTCCATATGTAACAGCTTCTGCAATTCTTATATCATAGAACCTGAAATATTGGTTGCCCATTGCACCATATGCAGAGTTCAATGCAATCTTGAGTGCCATTTGTTTGTTCTTGTATTGGGAAATGAGATTAAGAAGTCTAGGGTCTTTTGTATTCTCAAAATCTTGTTGAGCCTTTAACATTGACTTCTTAACTTCCTTACGTTCATTATACATCTGAGATAGTAACTCTGGTAAGAATCCATATTTGGTAGTGCCGAATATTGCACCATTTGGAGTTACAGTTTCATCTTTACTTAAAAAAGATGTATCAAATTCCTGTGATAACATTTTATCTACAGTAGGCACAGTTCTATGCATCCCCTTGATAGTCTCAGGGGATATATTGTACTGCATGATTAAATGTGGATATAGTGAGTTCAAATCAAAGCTAACAACCCATTTATGTAATCCTACTTGTGGGTCTTTAACATATGCTCCAGCATATCCTTCTGATTTATTACTCCTAACCATTTGTGGGATCTGAATATTTCTATCTCTCAAATAATTGTAAATAATAACATCCCACATTCTTACTGGTGAAAATACATCATTATAATTACACTTTGCACTATATGCCATAGTGAGAATTAAATTAATAAGCTTCATCTTATCCTCAAGACGATCTACTAACTCCACATCTTTTATGTTGTATTCAATAAATGATTGATAGTCTTTAGTGTACCATTCTCTATAAGTATCGTATGGGTTTGGGTCTTTACGTTCACCTAATTCAACAAATGCAATATGGTCTAATCGATAACTTTCTTGTGCTGAATAGGTAAACTTTTTATACAAATCAAGATAGTCTAACTGTTCTAGACCGAATACATTGTAACAAACGTGTTCCTTACCTTGAATGTACACACTATCTTTAAATACTGTTTTCCATACTGACAATCTCTTAATCTCATCCTCACCAAACCTATACTTAATACGATGTATCAAATATGGCATATCATAAAATCTAGAATTCCATCCTGTAATAACATCTGGCTTGTGTGTTTCCCAAAATCCTAGAAACTTTTGCAGTAATTCATCCTCATCCTGACATCTTATATAATGCACATCATCTCTATCATTCCTAAATTCATCAGTACCAAATACGACAATCTGTTTTGATTGGTGATTCTTAATTGTGATGGAGAGCATTTCTTCTGGAGCATCTTCAACATTAGGAAATCCATTATCACAAGCAACCTCAATATCAATAGTTACTACTAGAATATCATCCATATTCCATTCAATATCACTTCTCCAATTATCAGAAATATACTGAAAATTGTATCTAGTCATACCATAGATTAGATTCTGTTGTTCTGAATATTGTGAAAGAAATTCTTTTGCAGATTTGATGGATTGGTGCTTGACAGGAGCTAAGAATCTTCCATCATGTGTTTTGAATTCCGTTTCCTTTTGTACAGGAACGAAAAGGGTAGGTTGATATTTATGACGGGCAGTTATACGTTCTCCGTTCTTTACTCCACGAACAAGAATACTGTTTCCGTAACTAATTACATTTGTATAAAAATCCATAATATAGCTATTATACAACAGTAAAACGAAAATGTCAAGTCTTTTCTATCCGTTTAACTGTACGTTAGATAGTATAATTCCAGAACCAAATTTTGAGTTCCACGCATCTCTAGCTTCATCAACTGGATCAGTTATACAAATTGTCCAATCTAATTTAATAGATACGCTTTCATGTTTTGAAAATGGGGGCCAAGGCACAAAACTTATACCTTGTTGTGTGGGTATTAACTGGCAAGGATTTGCAATAATAACATCATCACTTATAACTGTTACATCACCAATAATTTCCTCGCCAGATTTTAACTTAACCAAGCGAATATCACTCATCTTTCTTTTTACCAATATTATATTTTTGTTCAAGAATCCAATCGTTCTTTTCTGTGAACGATAAGACCTTAATTTGACTCAATGGAGCTTTAGGTTCGGCTTCACCAATCATGCCGATTAAACCCCAATCACTTAATAAACCAGCAATGGTATTTCTTCTTTCAATATCATTGTCTGTAAGGCTTGATTTTTTTCCATCTAATACAAAAAGTTCTTTAAAATGGACAATGTAATATTTGCCTTTCTTGTGAAGTAAATGACAAGACTGCCATAACTTCTTTTCTCTACGAGATGCAACACCAATTCTTGATAAAGTCTCACGAACCTTCAGAAAATCATCTGGTTCATTTAGGGAGACTTCTAACATATCATTTGATGTCCAATTTAAATTTTCAGTCATTTTCCACCCTTATCTAATTTTGTTTTCATATAGGATATATCCTCATCCGTAAGGACATCCAGAACTTCTTTTGCTCTCTGGTCGCTATATCCAAAATATTCTTTAATAGTCTCTAAATTTTTAATTTTAGATGTTTTAAGCCAAGGCGTAAATCGCTTCCTTGACCTAGTACTATTTAGTAGAAAATGAAATTGAAGTTTGTTATCTAACCCATTGTAAATATTCATTTCATTTACTAACAGGATAGTGTCTGAAAATGGGTAAACACAACGATTTACGATAAATGCAGGGTATTTCTTCTCCCACATCTCATCAGCTGTGTCCATTAAAGGTTCTTTTGTTTGATTAATTGCTTTGAGATATTCTTTCAATTCATACATAATATAGTTTATACATATTATTTTAAATATTTTAAAATTTCTTGTTTCAATTTTTCTGAATCTGAAATTGAATTATTATATATACTTTCAATCTGATTCATTATAAACATATTGGTCATAATATTATTTATTTGTGTTCTTCTTCCTTTTAACCATACTTCAGTTTGAGTATCATTTCTAGCAATATGTCTCTTTTTTTCTTCTTCTTTAGACACCTTTAATACATATATTTTAACATCTTTATAGTTATTCAACAACCATTCAATATCTTTAGATCGAAAAAACCTATCTCCTTCTATGATAATATGTTTCCATTTTGGTTGTTCCTGCTCAATAAATTTTGTGAATTGGGGAATAGCACCATGTGAAATTTTATCAGTTCCCCCAAAAGTCTCTCCTTCTGGATAATAGCCTAATACCAAAATATCTTTATGTTTTTGACAAGGAAACAGCGATATGGGCATTATCTGCTCTCCTTCTCCCAAATCTTCAAGTACCATTCTCATTAAAGTTGATTTTCCAGAACAAGGTATGCCCCCTATCATTATAATCACAAAAAATCTCCTAATGTTGCAGACTCAGAATATTTTCCAATCTTCTTCTCAGTTTTTCCTAACTGGCCTTTTGTTGCCAATCTTCTATCACAATATGCAACACAAGTATATCTAGTTCCTTCACCAGAAATACTTGTAACTCCATGCAACTCTAAACTATCTGCAATAATAACTGAATTGTGTGGAGCATCTATTGCAATCTTATATCTTGGAAATGTCAAATAAGCACCTTCATATTCACCATCACGAAAATGACACATTGTTGTCATACCTGCCTCAGTATCACCTGAGTCAACGTGTACAGACATCCCTTCAGATCCTAATCCTAAATCACTATAACGATTCATTGAAAGTGTAGTAACAATTCCTACCCTATGTTCTGGTAAGATAGATGTATCTGCAAATATTTTTTGAGCATTATATCTTTCTGGATCAACTTTTTCAAATGCTATTTCATTATATTTTCCTATCTGTTTTAGTATCTCAAACCTTTCTGGATTATCTTTTGACCATCCAGATTCTTCAATGGCTCCAGTAAATCTTCCACGTTTCCATCCAGCCATGACAGAATGAATTTCATTTGCATATGCAATCATTCCCCACTTACCAGACTTTGTTTTCACTTGATATGAATTGGGAGTTCTTAATCTATATTCTTCAATTCCTTTTGCTTTCATATCTTTTTCAAGAATTGGGCCAGAAGCATTTGCTCTCATTCTAGTAGTATCTTCTATTGTTTTTAAACATTCAAATACTTGGTCATCTGGATATGCATCACATACTACATATGCCAAAGGAATATCTCCACTTGGTTTATAAATTACAGTATCTTCTGTAGGAGACACTACTTTATCATATGCTTCTTCAGTAAGAAATTTACCATTCCATACTTCATCAACAGTCAGCATAGTTGTGCCTGGCCCCTTGACAGTTTTGAACGATTTATAATCTTTATTTAAATTAATTTTTTGCATATTCCACCAACACCTTTTCATAAATTGATTTTGCAAGATAATAAAGACATAATGGTGCAACCATTAATCCTATTCTTGCTTGACTATCTCCCAAACTTCCTTTGTGTTTATAATCATCAGGCAAAGACATTATTCTTTGTGCTTCTCTCAAAGTGTAAATACGATATTCTTCTGGATGAAAATGGTTTCCACCCATAAACTTATGATTTAATCCTTGTTCAGTTAAAGAATGTGAGGCCTGGTCATATGGTACTATTCTTGACATATAATAAGAATGTTTTTCATCTTCCTCTTTAATAACACCATTTTTAATTTGTTCACGAAACCAAGGCTTAACAATATTATCTCCAATAGAAATAACTTTCTCTCTATTTTCAACACCTTTTAATCCTTCACATGGGCCAGAATCTGGAAAGTCTGGATGAGTGTCAAAACCATGAATCCAATGCCCTTTAGAACTTTCTTTCATTGACTCATAAAGTTCTTCAGCATCTTTCATATTGTCAGGGTCTTTTTGTAAATCTTCGATTGCATCTCTAATTGTTGGTTTCTCTCCCCTATCTGGTTCTGGATATATATTTCCTATGGTCATCCAATTCATTCCTATTTCATCTGCTACATCATTTCTAACACCAACCATAAAAACACGTTCACGTTTTTGTGGTACTCCATAATCCCAACCATTTAAAACTTTATGGGTCATTATATAACCACAATCTTCAAATTCTTTTAACATCATGTTAAGGTAATCTCTGGCATAATCCATAGTTAATCCCTTAACATTTTCACAAAGTAAAACTTTAGGTTGAAGTTCTTTTACCATTCTAACTTGGTCAAAAGTTAAATCTTCAATATTTTTTTGCTTCCAACCATAGGCCATTTTTTCTTTTCCCCAACCTTGTCGTTTTTTTCCTGCCATAGAAAATGGTGGACATGGTGGCGAACCATCTAATAAATCAATTTCTACATTACCTATTTT